GGGATAGAGCCTCATATCCCCTCTTTGTGAGTTCAGTTTATTACATCTACAAAACTGATTTTTCATACGTCTACATAAAAATTATTTTTACATTTGGAGTTGCAATAATTCTTACGTTTACGTCTCCCACAAAGAGGGGATATTTTGAAAGGGGTGTTGTTCAACTATATACATAGTATACCATATTTTACATAATTTGTCAACATAAATTTTTCAGTATAACATTTTCGGTTCGTTATCGTAATCATCAACAACTACGTATTTGTCTTTAATTTTATACAACGGTTCTCTATGCCATGAAGTTATTCTAGCGTGTCCTAAAAGTAATGCGGTGTAGTATTCGCCATTGTTACCTTTTTTCAAGATAAAATAATTGTTAATACTATTTCTTAAAATCGTACCATTTTTCATATTACATTCTCCTTAGTGGTTACTTGATAATAATAGTATAACAAATAAGTGCGTAAACGTCAATATTTTTTATTACATTTACGCACTCATATTTAGAAACGCTTTATGAAACATATGAATATTTGTTCATATGTTTATTTGACGTTTATACTACTTTCAATGATTTCATAACTAGCAACCCCGCCCGCTACGATTGCTTCATCAGCAATCATTTGACAAACGTTTTCAGCATATTCCCTATCAGACTTTAAATTTTCGTCGGGAAACTTGTCTATTTCTTGTTTTACAATTACCTTTAATGTCATTTCATACGTTGCTATCATTGTTTACTCTCCAAATATTTGTCTTAATAATTTATCAATATCTTCGTGAATTTGTTTGTCTAGTTCTTTGTCGTTCAAAAGTGCTACACGTGTGATTTCACGAATTTCATTACAAGCGTTTTCTTCTCCCATTGTCTTTGCAAGCTGTTTCTTGTAATGATTTAACAACAAAGTTATTTCCGTATCTAGTGTCAATTTGCTTCCACTAAATTTTACAAGATTTTCATCACATATAATCATATATTTATCTCCTTTAATTCACACACAATTTAATCACTTCATAAGTAATATTTTTTACTTTCTGATTTTCAAAATAAACATTACCCATTTTATAGTTGTCAATAAACTTTTTAAAAAATACGGATTTGTTAATTTGTGATAGTAATAATGTATTTGTGTTGTGGTCGTCAACAGTCAATGAATAAATAATTTTGCACGATGGGTCAACGTCCTCTGACACAAATATTTTACCCTCATGGTAATCTATCCACACCCCGTAAGAGTTGTCTTTATATACGAATGTAAAATAATATTGCGACTTTTCCGTCTTTTTCATTATGAACGTTTTACTATCAAGAGTGAATTTGTTTTCAATAGCGTATTCTGCAAAATCCGTACCCTCAATCAATTTTCCGAAACGTGTCTGTTTACGTTCATTTATAAATTCTTCGTCTTGTACAAGTTGTAACAATAAATCTCCTTTTCTTGTAATATTCGACCCGTAAGGTAATTGTAGGTTGAAAAACATAGTATACGGGTTTACCATTGTTACACTATTAGCAAGGAAAAATACGATACAACCTCGATATCTATCTATTGACATATAAAAAGATAGAAACTGTTTTACCTCATTCTTTAGGTATCTAGCGTAACCGTTATCTTCGATTAAAAATTCATCAAAAATGATAAAATATACAAGTGGGAATGAGATAGATTTATAGTCTTTTGCTTTTGTTAATGCCATAGCATAACCCGCTAGTTGACCGTTTACAAGATACTGACCCGCTACATATTCTATTGTTACGTCGGGAAACTCATTGTTCACAAGTATATCGTTAAAGTAACTAGGTGCTGTTTCGTCTAGTTCTTCCTTGTAGCGTCGCAAATACACAAATTGATGACCCTTTTCAAGAAACAATTTGATTGCTCTTTTCTTTGCGCTGTATGTTTTACCACAACCACGATTACCTATTACAAAATTGAATAGACAATTGTAAGTCAAAGTTTTATTTATATCGTACCACATTTATTATACTCCTATTTCCTCATAGCAATCGTTGAAAAATTCGCAAAATAAACAGCAACGTTTACAATGCTTATTTTCATTACGATTAAATAGCCAATGCTTTAATCTTTTTATCATTCTTTTACCTCACACAAAATGGGTAGACAATAAACAGTTTCGCAACAAGTAACCACACCACTCCTAGCGGGGTACGCTCTTCACGTATGGTTTCCCCACTAGGTATTACGAATTAAACCATTTATGTCTACCCGTAATTATTGTAGCATAGTTACTATAAATTGTCAACCTTTCTTAATAGTAAAATCAATGTCTTTCAGAACGATACCACCATTTACGTGTTTTGGTTGTAACTTTCCGCTGTAACGCTGTCCTACACCAAAGTTTTCCCATGTAACATATTGGTAGCATTGTTCGGGCATACCCGCACACGTGATATTTAATAGTGACTTGTCGTACTTGTCCGTTCCCCATGTGTCGGATGCGTTCCAATCTTCAAGATAACATTTCTGTCTTATAAATCTAGCACGTGTAAATCTGCTTTCTATCTTCCACGCACCTAACCGAACGGGGTCAACGTCAAAGTCACTTGGAATGTCTACCCCGTATCGTTGCAAGTCTGCTGTTGTTAGTTCCTCTAGTTCCTCGTTACTCATTTTTGACAGTTCGGGCGGTAGTTTAATATCTAGGTGTAAGCTGTCTGTATCTGCGTATGCAAACATATGGTAGACTTTTTGTGCGCTTGTGATAGTTTTATACCTAGCCCATGCTGTAACGAAAGTACCAACGGGAATGTAGATAGGGTTTCGTGTTTCTTTTTCCCCTAGCATATACTTGACTACTCCATTATCAAGATATGGAATTTTACTTTGTACGTTAGGATTGAGTGCAAATTTTCCGTACAACGCATTTAACATAAGTTTTGCCAATGTTCGCATAGCTTTGTTTTTATTACGTGTACTTTCAATTTTTACTTTCGTCCATTTGTCAATGTATTCAGTAAATAACCCCGTAGTGCTTTTGAATTTCCACCCGCTGTGATACTCCATATTATATACATTGTAGTGTTCAAGAAATAACTCTAAGTCAACCGACGTTAAACACATGGTAATTTCTTCGCCCTCACTACTAGATAAATATTGAGTAGGAACAAACATTAAATTATTTTTTAATTGTATAGTTGGAATATAACCCTCTTTTAATTCAAATTGACAAGTGAACATTTGTACATATAAATTGTATATGTCGTCGTGTTCGTACTTCCCCTCAAAATATACACCCTCTCCGTATGGTAACGGTCTGTCGTGCATGACAGAGGGATAAAGTGAATTAACGTCTAATACAAGCCCCTCTCCTATGTCTTTCTCTTTATAAGTGGGATTTAGGTATGTAAAACCACCCTTATAGGATTGTCTTACATCATGGTCGTAATCGGGGATAGGAAACCAACGGTCAAAGTTTTTAGTCGTAACCGTATTTTTGTAGTCATACAATGCGTTACTACCTTGTGTCATTTTGGTTAGCCCTTGACTGAATAGCACATCAAGCGCACGTGCAACTATATCAACGTCGTTTCTAATATAGTCAACTTCTTCCGTTGTCAGTTCGTGTCCGATTTCCCTATCCGCTTTATAGTCAATTTCAAGTTTCGATATTGGTAGGTTGAAACCTTTTGCGATTTGTGCTACACTAAAGGGAAGGATTTTCAAGCTGTCATATATTTGCACGTATGTCGTTCTTTTCCCTTTTTTCTCGAAAATGATTTTCATACTGTAAAATTGACCCTTATCAGAGATTAACGTCGTAAAGGTTTTCGTATCTTCATCACGTCTATCTTTTACGTGTTTAAAACCAAGGTTGAATAAATGAGAGATTATAAACTCCCCGTCAAACTTTAAGTTATGGAAATAAAATGTCGAATTTTTTGACTTCTTCATGTACTCAAAAAAGCTGTCTATTGAATTTCCATACTCAAAGTAATCGGGGTTTCCTACTTCACATACAGCCCATGCCCACACACGACAATCTAGTTCGTTCGTTGTGGTTTCAAAGTCTGACGTTAATATCAACTTTATTCAACCCCTTTTATTAGTGCTTCATAATTTACGCCATTGTTTGTATTTTCGTCACTATGCTGTGACCATAACTCTATCAGTCTATCTTGTTTCATTGAGAGTTCAATCGGGTCATAGATAAAACCGAATGTCGCAAATTCGTCTGTATCTATGATTTCCTCAAATATATCAAGGGGTATCGTGTTCATAAGTTTTAGTAATTCATCACTGTAACCCTCTTGTATTAACCCCTTGATATAATTTTCTAACATTCTTCGTTGTGCGTCCTCGTAGTAAGTTGAGTTCATTCTTTTATCCATTAACTTAAAGGCTTTTTCCCAATCTTCTTGACTTCTCATTCCTTTGAATGACTTTTTAGACTCTTTCACAGCGTTTTCTTTAATAGAACCCATTTCTTTACGCTTAACACCCGTACCCTTACCACCTATTGTTACCTCTTTTTCTCCAAGTTTTTCTCTCATGTGTTTTCGTCGGGTATTTTCCGCACGTTGAGCAATATTAAATTCTTTGATTTGCCAATTTGTAGCAACAGCGCCCCTGTCGTTCTTTTGAATTTCTTCGGCATTGTCTTTCAAATATCTGTTATATTTGTTCATGAGATTATTAAAATCTCGTCGGGTTTTTACTTGACTTTTTAAGTCTTTGTAATCAACCATTTCGGGCTGATAGTTTGCTATGTCGGGGCGGGTAACTTCAATAGAAAAGATTTTTTGATTAACCTTTCTGACTAAGTGTGCTAGTTTTGAGTAGTCACTTCGCCTCCAACGAATGTTACGCTTTCTTGACATATTTCTTTACCCTCAACCGTATATATCAAAAATCCCCTAGTTTCTATCTTTTTATATAGTACAATGTCAGCAAGTTGTGATACCTTTACGTTGACATTAAAGCGTTTAGAAAGTGAATAATTGATAATATCACGATTTTCTTTCAGTTTTTTCTTAAATTTGTCAAGGTGCAATTTGCTAGAAAAAACATACGTCAACCCACCGTCTTTGTACGTGTAAGTTGATTTTGTTAAATCATAATATACACCGTTCTTTGTAATCATTTTCTATTTCCACCTCATTTTAGAATGTTCCATGTGAAACAATTTCGTTTCTATAAAATGTGACGCTTATTCTTATCATATATTTCCCCGCCAAATTCTAATCTGTCCATTCTTGCGTCGTCTAAATTGTCGTAATATAGTTCTTCCCCGCTGTCTAATACCAATTTGTATTCCCACATATTAAAATCCCCCTATTAAAAATGGGACGGACGTTTACCGCCCGCCCCATAAAGCCAATGACTTATTAAGCAACTACGTTAAGAGTAAGCATTTTGCGATTACCCTTTGTAACTTGTTTTACTTCCAATGTAACCGGCTTATCCCAAGTTGGTGCGCCGAATACTTGAATGATTTTCTTTAAGGCAGAATAGATACCAAGTGAAACAGCCTGATATGCAACACCCTTATCGTCGATAATAACTATACGTGGGCAAGCTGTAATCTCTCCCGTTTCTTCGTTCGTACAATTAACTACCTCAATGTATAAGTCTTTTGCCTTAATTTTCATGTTAATGCAATCCGCAAGTCGCTTTTCGGGATTGTTCATAGCGTTGTAAAGTTTCGCTTTTTCCTCGTCAGTCTTTGCTACCATTGAACAGAACTGTGTCTGTGCGCTTGTCATATCTACCGAAACGTCAAACCCCATGTCAGCGAATTTGTTTACCGCTGTATTCTGATTTGATACTACCACGCTTGTTACCTCTTCGTTTGTGAATGGATTTCTTTCCATAACTATCAATCTCCTTTTTCATTAAATTATTTTGTCGCTACCTTTTCAGAACCCTTTGAAACCTTTTCAGAACCCTCTGAATTTTCCTCAGTGTTTTCAGAACCCTCTGTAACTACTTCCGAACCAACCTTTGTTGCGTATTTGAGAAAATCCTCTACGCTGATTTCGTACACATCTTCCGATACAACAATGTCGCCTACTATAACACCTTTTCCGTACTGTTTTTCAAGTGCTTTTAATGCGTCTTTTTCTTTTACTTTTCCACCCATAACAATCGGGTCAAGTGTTTCCGCACTAGGTACACCTTTTTCTACCTTTACTCGATAGCCCTTGATTTCACTTGTTGCCATAGTTCTTGTGATTTTTGTTCTTATCATGCTTTTTCTCCTTTTTACATGACTAAAAGATTTGAATTGAATTGAATTTAATTTGTTGTCTTTCGACAATTTAATAATATCAAATATTAGTAGAAAAGTCAACAGTTTATTTCACTTTTCTTCCATTCAATATTTACTATATTAGAATAACATTATATAATTAAATTGTAAATAGAGGGAACATAAAATGTTTTCATAAAATTTTCGCATTAGAAATTGGTTGAGTTTCTTCCTATTTATAATACGGAAGAAAGGGGGTCAATGAAATGGTGTATTTAGTTACATTAGCGTTTGTAGGAATGGATATGGTAACGGGGCTTATTAAAGCATTTAAAAATCACACCTATAATTCATCACTCATGCGTGAGGGTTTATATCACAAGTGCGGGTCATTACTTGCTATTGGTTTCGGTATCTTAGTAGATTACGCACAAAGGTATATTGACTTAGGTGTAAATATTCCAATCGCATTTGCTATTTGTTCCTACATTTCCATAATGGAAATCGGAAGCATTATTGAAAACATTGGTGCGATAAATCCTGATATACTACCTAGTAAATTACGTTCTTACTTTAGCAAGTTATCAAAGGGAGATAGTGAAGATGAAAATTTGCATTGACGCTGGGCATGGGTTAAACACAGCGGGTAAACGTTGTTTAAAATCTCTTGATAAAAGTGAAACAAGGGAATGGTATTTAAACAGTCGAATTGCATTACTATTAGAACAGCGTTTAATGGACTACGTTTGTACAACTTTAAGAGTTGACGACAAGACGGGAAAGAACGACGTTGAATTATCAGATAGGGTAAATAGTGCAAATAATTTTAACGCTGATATTTACTTATCAATCCACCACAATGCGGGTGCGAATAGAACAACAGCGGGTGGAGTTAGTGTGTTCTATTATTCACAGAAAGAAGAACGTAAAAAACAAGCTGATAATCTTTACAAGTGCTTAATTAGTAAAAACGGTTTAATAGGTAATAGAAGTACACCCGTTCAGAAAAGTGCTTTTTATGTATTAAAGAATACAAAAATGCCCGCTTTTTTGATTGAAAATGGTTTCATGGATAGTAAGACGGACGTTCCTATTATTTTAACTGATAGTTTCGCAGAAAAAACGGTTGACGGTATTATTTCATTTTTAGCAACATCTTTTGGTTTAAAAAAGAAAGAAATTTCTGAAACTAAAAATGATTACGAAAAGATAGGTTTACTATTTGAACAATGTATGAGTGATTTAGAAAGTTCAAAAGCGTTTCAAGAATTGATGTATTTATTGTGAGGGTATTATGACATACAAAGAGTATATATGGAATTACTTTGTAGGTAAGATAAATAATGAATACGGTGTTGCGGGTTTAATGGGTAACTTACAAGCCGAAAGTGGTTTACATTGTGACAGAGTACAAGGAGATATACCGTATTCGTCTTATTCTGTTGAATACACTAGCAAAGTTGATAATGGCTCTATTAGTGAAAACGATTTTGTTCACAATGGTCCGAATGGCGGAGGTTACGGATTAGCACAATGGACATATTACACTAGAAAGCAACGACTTTACGACACTTATAAAAGTGGAAATTATTCTTCAATAGGTAGCGTTGAACTTGCGTGTGATTATCTATGGTGGGAATTACAGAACAGTTACCCGTCAGTATTAGCTGTTTTAAAGACAGCAACCGATATTCGTACACCTAGCGACGTTGTTTTACATGACTTTGAAAATCCCGCAGACCAAAGCGAAAGCGTCGAAATCGCACGTGCTAATTTAGGTACAGCTATTTACAATGATTTATCGGGTAGTCCGATTATACCACCACAACCACCAAGCTATAAGTTAAAGAAAAACAAATTCAAATTCGTTATATTCAGTTCGGCAATAAAAAGGAGAAATAGGAATGGAAAAACAGGAATTTATTGACGCAATCACACAGATAGGTACGTGTGAAGATGAAACACAGCGTAGAGAGATGCTAGCACAGCTTTCTGAAAGCGCACAAAAAGATTACGACACGTTAAGCACATTAACAGCGTCAAACGAACAATTGACGAAAGATAATGAAACTTTGCGTGACGCTAATATGAAACTTTTCTTACGTGTAGGGTCGCCAAAATCCGAAGAAGAACGTAAGAAAGACGAAACGGGTATTGACAACCCACCACCAACAAAAAGAGAATTTGCAGATTTGTTTAACGAGAAAGGAGAAATTAAGTAATGGATTTAATCACAGTATTAAACACAATTAGGGATAACGCTACCGCAGAGTATCAAGCTCGTATTCCCGAAGCAACAAGAAACAACATTGAAACTATCAGACTTGCCATGATTGATGATGATAATATCATGGTCGCTAATGAGTTTATGGGAACACTTCTTAATAAACTTGTAAAAAGTGTCGTACATACCAAGCGTTTCAATAACCCGTTAAAATCTTTGAAAAAAGGTACAAAACCTATTGGAGATACAATCGAGGAAATTTACAACAATTTCTTAAAGGGTACAACATTCGACGCTACGGGGGCAGAACTTTTTAAAAGAACGTTGCCCGATACAAAGACGGTTTATCACAGAATGAACTATCAGCAACAGTACCCGATTACCGTATCACGTGAAGCACTTTCAAAAGCATTTATGTCTTATGACGCTTTACAGAGTTACATTACGAACATTATCAACACACTTTACAATTCCGCAGAACTTGACGAGTTTATCAATATGAAACAGCTTATCAAGTCAGCGTTTGAAAAGAAAGCTATCAAACAGATTGAGATTGCCGACCCGCTGACAAGCGACAAAAACGGTAAAGAGTTTATCAAAACAATTAAGACAATAAGCGGGCTTATGGTATTCCCAAGCGAACAATACAACGGTTATCTGACAGCGCAGACAACAGATGTTATTCCGATTACTACATTCAGTAGAAAGAGTGAACAGATTTTAATGCTAGATACAGCTACCGACACAAGTGTAAGCGTTGATGTATTAGCAAGTCTGTTTAACATGAGCGTAGCGGAATTTAATGACACTAGAAAGATTGTAATTGATGTGTTCCCGCCAATCACAGAGGGTACTGTACGTGCTGTATTAGTTGATGAAGCATTTTTCCAAATTTATGACGATTTGTTCACAGTAACAAATTTCAACAACCCAAAAGGTTTATATACAAATTACTACTTAAACGTATGGCAGACATTGGCATACAGCATTTTAGTAAATGCGGTTGGTTTTGTAGTTCCGACAACGTAATTAAAAATGTTTCATGTAAACGTGGTAGGTTTGTTTCACGTGAAACATTCCTACCATTATTTATATAGAAAGGAGTACAATAAATGTTTCCTATATTGCCACATTGGGTAATACCGAATAAATTCCCCGCTTTTTATGATAGCGAAAGTGCAACAGCAATCGAAATGACAGCAAAGATTTATAAGCACGTCGAAAATTTAATTGACGATTATAATAAATTTGTTGATAACATGAATAAAGCTATCGAGGATTTTGAAAATGGTGTTACAATAGACGTTGAGTTATTCAAGGTTTCCATTCGTCAAGAATTTCAAGATTTTATTGACGTTGTGGAATTAAAGTTAAAAGACCAAGATTTAGAGATACAAAAAGCGTATGATTATTTAGTTAATAATTTACGCAAAACGGTGCAAGATACGGTAGAAAAAGAAATACAACAAGGTGCGCTTGCTGTTGGCGTTTCTTATTTAGAAGATACAGAGAGTTTAAATCTAGTTGCAATTCCACAACCCGTAGAACCAATGCACGACATTCAATACGACGAAACAAACGAAGCAATTACAATTATATAAGGGGGTTAAGAAATGTCATATAAATGTTTTTGTCACTTAAATGGTTATAAGGTAAAAGACGCTGACGCAAGAAAAAGCATTGAGGATTTAACGACATCTTTGTCAGAAACTAACAACAACATTGAAAATATGCGTTCAGAATTTAATCAAAATATGAGTGATTTCACAAGTGAGGTTAATCAAAATATGAGTGATTTCACAAATGTGATAAATAATCATGTAAACACATTATCTGAAAATGTTGTAAAAACATCATCAGATTTAGTTGACACAAATGTCAGAATTGATGATAACAATTTTAACACTTCCGCTATCTATTTATTGCATAACATTGGATTGGATATTTTTGTTACTGAAAATTTTGAAAGTCCAAGTGATATTGACGAAACAAAAGATGACGGAAATTATGTTATTGTTAATAACTACGATAACATTTTACACAGAATTGTTATTCCTAGTGGCAACATTAAAATGATACGTTCAAAAGTTATAAGTGTCGAACAAAACGCAAAGAAATTTTTTGTAAATATTGAGAAAGAGGGAAATGGAACTATTGATGTTTATTTTTCTACTGACAGCGGTGTCACTTTTAACCCCGTTATTCAGAATGAATTAGTTGAATGTGTAAAGGGTAGTCAATTAACAGTTCAATTAAAATTGAATGGCGAAGTCACTTTAAAGAATATTTGTTGGGGGGTTAGATTTTAATGAAAATTTACGAAAACAAAAATGGTAATTACAATCATTCAAATTACAAAACAGTCAATGGTGTTGGAACAGCTTACGTTGACTGCGTTAATGGTAACGACGATAATAACGGTTCATTAGATTATCCTTATAAAACGCTTGATAAAGCATTACAAATGGGTAATAATGGCTTCTCAATTCTTGTTATCAATATTATAAAAGGTGGTAATTATGAAATTACATTTAACCGCTTATCTATGGCTGACTTACATTTAGTAAGTATGGCAACGGATAGTGATGTATATGTAAACACACCTAACGATTTCAGATTTTACAGTTCACGTGTAAATGTAAAGAACGAAGGAACAACAAAATTTAAGGTACAGATAAACGGTTTATTTGAACATACAATGTTGTATTCACATAAAGCCGAATTTGTTGGACAAACAACGTTATTATCTTCAACTATTTACTTTGAAAATGTAACGTTTGAAAATCTACGACCTAGGGGTTGTAATGTTGTATTGAAAGACGGTACAGTAGGTGGAATTTTAGATTGTCATTGTTCTATTATAAGAATAACCAATACATTAACAATCAGTAAAATAGACTTATTTGGCTGTCATACTGTAATTGACACAACTTCAATTATTCAAAATGGAGATACTCAAAATTATGTAATTAGAAATTATGGGGGTTATCTATCTGTAACTTGCACCACTTTTGATAAAGGAAATTCAACAAAATTTATCGAAAATTATACGTCAACTTTACTTTTGCCTAATAGCACACTAACAGCTATTAAAAATACATGGGGCGAAAACTCATATGCAATAGTTAACAATACAGTTAGCAATCAATCATTTTAAGGGGGTTAATGTATGAACGAAATTAAACATTTTTTACTTCCCGAAAACAGTAACAAACTTTATACTAATGAAGCGATTTCCTCTATCTCTCTCACAAGAGAGGTATCGGAAAAAATCAATGAAATTGTTGACGCTTTTAATGCTTTAAATAAAGATGATATGGAGTGGAAACACGAAAACGAGGGTCGTATTCGTAAAGCTGTTATTTACATGAAAGATAATCTTGTAAACTCTTTGCAAGATTTATTGGACGCATTAAAGAACGAGGGTTTCATTGATGAACGTATTCAAGAAAATATGAAAGCGTTGATTGATGAAACAAAAGAGTTGACGGGCAGACTTGATAACATTGTTTCCGCTGTAACGGTTGATAGTGAAGTAATTGACATTCGTGTCGATACAAAAGGTAAAGCGTTAGCGTCAGCGGGTGCACAAGTCAGAAAGATTGAAGAACTTGTAAACGGTATTCTATCCAATAATATGAACATTTATCAAGGGTTGAATTGGGTAGAAAGACGTGCTATCAATACAAGCGGAAATGTCTATACAGCGGGTAGTGAAAATTTCAAGGTAGCGTCTATTGCATTAAACAAGGGTGCAAAAATTTCTTACTGTTTATACAGCAACGAATTTTTACCCGTAATTGCAACGGGATATTATGACAAGCCTGTCACAATTATTGACAGCGTACCCGAACTAGGTGACAGTAGTAAGCCCGTTATCGGAACTTATGAAGTATTAAACGATTGTGAAGTGATATGGTTTTCTACTACCAAATTGCAAGACGACAATGCGTATATCTATGTAACACTTCCTACCGATAATATCCTATCATGGACTAAACAGTATATCAATACAGACGGACTAATCGTAGCCGATAATGTTTACGGATTGTCAGCCCCTATTTTCGTAAAAGCGGGTCAGAAAATTTCCGCTTCACTTATGGCTAGTGACGCTGTGTCAGCTATTTCAATGTGTGATGAAAACGGAACATTCATTGAAAAGTTGAGAGTAGGTAAAAACGGTGCGATTATCAACACTTACGAATACTATGCAACAGAGGATTGTTATGTACGTGTATGTAGTCGTATCAATGGAAATGGAAACACTATGTCAGTAAACAATGTCAATATCAAAATAGAGGATATTCCAAAATTTTATACACCTACTTTTTCGATTGGAAACGGTCATATCAATGTAGACGACAGTAATGTCAGAAACGACGGTGTGTATATGTATTCTGATTTAATCTACCTTGACAAAGGTATGACTATTCGTTTCTATTCTAGCGGTTCAAATGCCATGTGGTGTTTATCTGAATGGAACGACAACAGAGAATTTGTTGCGGGCATTGTACAAGGAGATACAAGACACAAGGAAATTACATATACAGCTACTAAAAATATGATTGTCAGAATATCCGCAAAGAAAGTACAGTCGGGTACAGAAGCGGTCACAACCGAGGAAGAATTTACAGACGTTAAAATTTACTTGAAAGACAAGTATTATGAAGAAGTAAAGAATAACGTTCTTTACGGTAAATCTATTACTTTCTTTGGAGATAGCCTTGCATACGGTAATATTATCGGTCAAGACGCTACATGGTGTCACTTACTTTCTCTTAAATATAATATGGAAGAAACCAATTTAGGAATTAACGGAAATACTGTTGCTGTACAAGGTATTGAAACAACAAATAGACCAATGGTAACAAGATATACTGACATTCCCGAAAGTGACTATATTGTCATAATTGGGGGGGCAAATGATAAGCGTCTTAATGTAGCAATTGCTGACTTTGAAAGTGCATTGGAATCCATTATTGACGGTGTTAGAAATAACCACCCGAAAGCAAAGATTTTATTCTTGACAAATTACAATCGTTTTCCCGATAGTCCTAACACACTAGGATTGAACGACATTGATTATGTGGAAAGTATGATAAAAGTTTGTAGGGAAAAAGGTGTCAAATGTTTTGACAATTACCATGACAGCGGTGTCACTTTTGCCGATTGGTTCGACGAGGGTGTAGCACAAGGAACGACAGCAAACAAACATATTTCTAAAGAGGGGTACAAGTGGCTTGTTCCATTGTACGAAAGTATTCTAGGGGGTATGTAAAATGGCTAAAAATTTAACGGTGGTGCGCTTATTAAGCGTACCACTTGAAAATGATTATATGCACACTATATATTTTGCAGAAAAAGCTAATCAAGAAAGTTTCTTTACGGGTCAGACAAAATTTACAGCAAATAATTGTACTTATCAGCGTAAAGATAAAGTCATACGTTTTCCGAAACAATTTGATGACATAGCAGATTGCAATTATGTGATGTATAAAAATAGTGCATATAGCGACAAATGGTATTATGCATTTATTAACAAAATGGAATACAAAAATGATGAACTGACAGAGGTTTATATTGAAACCGACGTAATTCAGACATATTTATTCGACTATCATATTCAACCGTCTTTCATTGAACGTGAACACGTTGACAGCGACGAAGTAGGGGAACATACCGTATCTGAAATGTTGGAAACGGGCGACTATGTGTGTGGAACTTATAACAAAGCGAATTATGCCCCTTATAATAAGATGATGATTGTAGTAGGCTATACACAAGAACCAAATGGAGACGGTGTTACGGGTAATATGTATGACAATCTGTATTCGGGTGTAAAGTATCGTGGCTATGCGAATAATACAGAGGGAATAAGAGCACTAAACGAGTTCATTACAAGTTATGCAAGTGAGGGTGCTATTGACGCTATTACTTGTTTATTCCTTGCACCACAAAAGTTAGGGTATCGTGAGGGAAATCCCGAACTTGTTTACTCCAATTTAGTTCATACAGAGTTTATAAACGTTAACGGTGTAACCGAAATAAATACAGACATAGCTTTTACAACTAATATGTTTGACGGTTATATACCTAGAAATAAGAAACTGTTATGTTACCCTTACAGATACTTGTTAGCGTCAAACAATAATGGTGGAAGTGCTGTATATAAGTTTGAATTATTTAAAACAAAATCTGAAGATACAGTAACCATGTTACCACCCGAATTTGAAATCATTGGGTCAATATGTGTTGGATGTTCAGTACGTTTAATTCCTAGAAATTATAACGGTGTAAAGAAAAACCATTTAGAAGCTTTATCATTAGGCAAGTTTCCCGCCTTAAATTGGACGAGTGATGTGTATACGAATTGGCTTACACAGAACTCTGTCAATATTGCTACACAAGTAGGGGCGGGATTGTTACAAGCGGGTGTAGGTGTAGCGTCTATTGTTGCGTCACCCGTAAGTATGGGTACGTCTGCTATGATTGGTGCAAGTTTAACAGCTAACGGTGCTAGTATGATAGCATCAACGTTAGGCGAAGTTTATCAGCACAGTTTACAACCACCACAAGCCGAGGGCAATATAAATAGTGGCGACGTTGTGACAGCAACGGGAGATAATGATTTTCATTTCTATGAAATGACTATCAAGCGTGAAATGGCAGAAATCATTGACGGTTATTTTGATATGTACGGTTACAAGGTTAATAGGATAGGTGTACCGCATTTCATGCATCGTAATAACTATTGGTATACAAAAACAATCGGTGTAAATATTGACGGAAATGTACCTATGGAAGATATGAAGAAAATCAAACAATGTTATGACAATGGAATAACGTTTTGGATAAATCCCGCATATATGGGAGATTATTCTATTGACAATCATATAACGGGATAAATGTTTCACAAGTGTAAAAATGTTTCACATGGATATTGTTCCACGTGAAACATTCTAAGAAAGGAGAAAAATATGTACGACGTTATCAGCATGGAAAGTATTGCAAAGCAATTAAACGATAGAACGTATACAGATTATTACTATCGGCTTATGCTAATTGCCCGTAGTGTTTTTAAGTGGAATAATCTACCAAACGGGATTGATGAAAAATGGATTGAAAAATATTTCTTCAATGATGGTCGGTGTATGTTCTTTAATGACCCTACAAATGGTTTTATGGTAACAAAATTTACTGAAAGCGGAAATTTGAACTACTACGACGAACCTACTTTATTAACCCCATATGGTACAAACTACATGGGTAGTCCGTTAGAGAATAATATCAATTGTGTACTTATGCGAAACAATGATATTATGATACCTACTTCCCCAACGATACAGTTATATGCTTTTCGTTTAGCAGAGATACAGCGCACGATTGATGTAAACGTAGGCGCACAGCAGACCCCCGTTGTTGTGTTATGTAGTGATAAGCAAAAGTTATCATTCAAACGTATCTTTCAGAAAATCACAGACCACGAACCGTGTATTTACGGGGATAAAAACCTTGACATTGAAAATATCAAAACGCTTGACATTAAAGCCCCTATTGTATTTGACAAATTGCAAAGTCAGAAACAAGCTATATGGAATGAGTGCATGACATTTCTAGGTATTAACAACAATACTCAAGAGAGTAAGAGAGAACGTCTAGTTGTAAGTGAAGTGGAAGTAAACAACGAACAGATAGAAAGTAGTGCTAATGTCATGTTAAAAGCACGTGAAAAAGCGTGTGAGGATATTAACAAAATGTTCGGTCTGAATGTCAGCGTTGAAATGCGACAAATGGAGTGTCCTAAACTTGACGAAAAGAAAGAGGGTGTGAACAATGATTAACGCAAGATATACGCTTACACTTAAAACGATTATGGAAGATGAAAATTTGAAGCCAAAGTTAGAACAAGCTATGTCTACCTATCCGTTATACGTGAAGCAAAGCAAAGAAGAATACATACCCTCTTACATTCCTACACGTGAGGAATTAAACAAAAAGATACTGAACTATTACAAATATCGTGAAATCGGTTTTGAAACAATCGCACGTTTTCTTGATGAATTGGAAATATCCCTAAACGAGATAATGCCTTATTACAATCAGCTTTTCTTTTCGGCAGACCAAGATTTTAATATTCTGTACAACGTTGATTACAAGCGAACGATTGACACAAACAAAACGGGTACAACGTCAACAGAGGGTACAAGTAGTTTAAATGGGTCAAATGAAAGTCACTTAACGGGTACAGATACTAATACAGCTAGTGGAAAAGAAGCTAATGTTTCAAAAGCTGTCGGAACGGAAAGCGTAGAAACAACAGAAAATACCAATGCAACAAATAAGGAAATCAGTAGTGATACCCCGCAAGACAGTTTGTCTATAACAGCTAAGAACATTGACAATGTAACATACGCTGACAATGTGAAATGGCAAAACGGAACGAACGACCACACAATGACTGTTAATACAGCGTCAGAAAATGACAGTACAAGTGAAACAACTAATTCAAGTACGAATACTCTTAACACAAAACAAGACAGCAACGGGTCAACGAGTGAGAGTACAACGTCAAGTGCTAGTGGGTCAACGAATGACACGGAAAATACACTTGAAACAACAAAGGGTAACTTTGGTGTAATGTCGTCGCAGACACTTGTTAAACAGTATCGTGACAATATCTTGAATATCGAACAGCGTATTATTAACGACGAGCGTATAAGAGAATTATTTATGCTAGTCTATTAAAACAGCTAGGGGGTCTATTTTATACCCCCTATCGTTATTTTCATGGAAGATATTTTTATATGAAATTTATTCATAATATTTTTCAGAAAAATCGGTTTCAAAAATTTTCGCCCATATAGGGCAATTTCTTTAGTACGTTGATGTGATAACATGGTAACACTTTAATGTAATAAAGTTTTCATACGTTAACGTACTAAAGTATTACAGTATTAACGTAGTGTAGAATTAACGTATCAACGTACTAATGTTTAGAACTTTAATGTGATAAAGTGGACGGGTACAAAAAAGACCGCCTAAGCGGTCAATTTTGCTAACACGTATATGATAATTATTATGTAAAATATTGTCATTATCGTGTAGAATGTGATTGTGGGCTTTTCATTGTTCATACAATAGCCCTCGTTATATCATCAATCTTTAAGTTAATTTTGCGGACGCTGTCAAAGTCTGTATATATTTCTATGTGCGTCAAGTTGCCCGCTTGCGACGGTTCAAATATTACGTTTTCCTCTTTCAAGTATTTTATTAGTTTGTCGGCGTGTCTTTTTTCTAGTTCTGTATTGTACCATTTCATAATATTATCTCTCCTCTACTGTATAAATTCGTCTTACTTGGTTATCATAGTTTACATATATTTTGATAAATCCATTGTAAAGCTGTACACGTTTTATAGATTTAATATAAGTGCAATTGTTTAATTTCTTACTAATTAAATCATGTGTAAGCTGTTTATACACTTCCTTTTCGTCTGTACATTCATTTTTAATAACCCATTTACTTTTTTCTTTTGTTTCTACTTCGTATTTTACCATAATATTATATCTCCTTTTCTTTTGGTGTGGTTAGTGTTACAGACCCCGCTTGCGGGGTTTCGTCTTAATTTTCAAAGACTCGTCAGTGTAACTTTATCTTTCTAAAAACGTGTACCAATGTAATAACCTAACTCAATCATAGCCATTCTATAATCAAAGTCTTTTTTGCTATCTACAAATATTATGTTTCTTTCCTCAAATTCATCACGTATATAAACTATAAAACCAAAGTAATCGTCTTTTTCAGTAGTCATTGTAAAAGGTATGTGCTCATAGCCTTTAATAGTTATCTTTATACCTTTAGAATTGTTACGAATACTAATATCATATTTACTAAAATAACAGCCCTCGTCATGTAACTTGTTTAACAAAATATCCTTCATTTCTAATATAGTCATATTTACCTCTCTTTCTAACACAATAATAAAATATGTGTTCAAAACAACTAACTGTTTTCCTACCTTTATTATATCAAAATTTTACGTAGTTGTAAACAAAAACTTTTACGACCACAAAGCAATAAATACTTACGATTATTTAATAGCTTTTATTTGCATTTATGTAAACCGTATAGTATAATTAAGATAGTTAGAAAATACTAATTAAAAGGAATGATTATATTATGCTAGAAATTACACTAACACCCACATTATTAGCTTTTAGAAACCTTGACGACGAAACCGCAAACAAATTGCACGACTACGGGCTACAATGGAATGACAAAAATAAATATCACATACGAGGCGACGAAAAAACATTGTTCAAAATATTGCTTAAATTATCATACACTTATGATATAGAAATATATTAAACTATTAACGGGTTGTTTTCTGTACACGCTATTTGTGTACAGTCAACGCCCGTTTTATTATGTACTATTATGTTTCACATGAAACATACACAAGTTAATTTTTTAACAATGTATAAAAGTAATTTTCTAAATGTAAAGAAAAATTTTTTGCAATAGTGTGTTTATTTTGACAATTATAAACGTAAGAAAAAATGATTATGTAAACGTCGAAAGGGGAAATCACAAAGAGGGGATATGAGGCTCTATCCC